GTGCGGGCGCTGTCGCCATCGCCGCCGCTGCGCAACTCAGCGTGTCGGAAAACGTCGAGAGCGATCCGCAGCGCGGCTTCTCCAGCTTCGGCGACTACGCCCGTGCCGTGGTGGGCGCAAGCCAAGCCAGCCGCACCGGCGCTGCGATGGATCGCCGCCTGATGCCGCTGGCCGCCGCGCCGGGCTCCACCTTCGCGGGTGAAAGCAACGCTGCCGATGGTGGCATCCTGATCCCGCCCGGGTTCTCGGCCAACGTGTTCACGCTGTCGCTCACCGAAGACGCACTGTTGCCCCTGACGGACAACATGCCCATCGACGGCAACAACATGACCATCCCGAAGGACGAGACGACGCCCTGGGGCACCAACGGCATCCGCGCCTACTGGCAGGGTGAAGCCCTCGCCGGCACGGTCACGAAGCCGGTCCTGGGTGCCACGCAACTGCGCCTGAAGAAGCTGATGGCGCTGGTGCCGGTGTCGGACGAACTGCTGGCCGACACGTCGGCGCTGAACGCCTACCTGCCCAGCAAGGTGGCCGACTCGATCCGCTGGAAGGCGAACGAGGCCATCCTGTTCGGTGCCGGTGGTGCGGTGCCGCTGGGCGGCATGGCCGGTGGTTCGGTCATCACGGTGTCGAAGGACGCCGGGCAGGCTGCCAACACCCTGTCGGCCACCAACCTGGCGAACATGATCGCGCGCCTGCCGCCCGGCTCGTTCCCGCGCGCAGTCTGGCTCATCAACAACGATGTGCTCCCGGCGCTGTTCACGCTGACCTTGGGCAACTACCCGATCTACCTGCCTGCCGGTGCGCCGGTCGGCGGCATCACCGGGTCGCCCTACGGTTCGCTGCTGGGCCGTCCGATCATGGTCAACCAGCACTGCAAGTCGTTCGCCAGCACGGGCGACGTGCTGCTGGCCGACCTGTCGTACTACCAGGCCATCACCAAGGCCGAGGGCATCCAGACCGCGACCTCCATGCACCTGTACTTCGACGCCGACGCGATGGCTTTCCGCACGATCTTCCGCATGGACGGTCAGCCGAAGCTGGCAGCGCCGATCAGCCCGGCCAACGGCAGCAACACCATGTCGCCGTTCCTGCAACTGCAGGCCCGCGCCTGATCCACCACCTACGGCCCTTCGGGGCCTTCTTCTTTAGGGGAAACCTATGAATGCAAACCTGCGATTCACGGACCGCACTGCGGTTCTCGCAACCCTCGATCCCGCCAGCGTGGCCGCCAGCACCGTCGTCACGACATGGGTGCCGGTTGCCAACTTCCACTCCATCTGCGCCGTTCTGCAGACGGGTGTTCTCGGCGCTTCGGCCACCGTCGATGCCCGCCTGCGTCAAGCCACCAGCTCGGCCGGTGCCGGCGCGAAGGACATCACCGGCAAGGCCATCACGCAGATCGTGAAAGCCAGCGGCGACAACAAGCAAGCCGTCATCGAAGTTCGCGCCGACGAACTGGACAGCAACAACGGCTTCAACTTTGTGGCCCTGTCGGTCACGGTTGGCACCGCTGCATCGTTGCTGAGTGCTTCGCTGCTGGGCGTCAACCCGCGCTTCGTGCCGGCGTCCGCTGGCAACCAGGCCGGCGTGGTGCAGATGGTCTAAGCCCGTCAAGGGCTTGCGGGTGCCCGGCAGTCGCTGGGCACCCAATCATTCGGAGAGCGCATGAAAGCAGTGAAGATCATCAACAGCTATTGGCAAACCGATGGCGCAGGCGTTGCGGTCGAGACGTGGAAAGGTGGCGAAACCTATCCCCTGACTCCCGAATCGCAGGCGCAAGTCAATCGCGGGAACGCTGAGTTGGTGGATATGGCCGATGACCAGCCTGCCGAAGTCAAGACCGATGCCCCCGCCGAAGACGGCGTGACTGCGCGCAAGAAGCGCGCATAAGGAAACGACATGCCTGGTCCGCTTACCTGGGATCCCACGCCTGCTGGCGGCGGGCAGGCGACGTTTCGCGGCGGCCCCAATGCGGCTAGCGACAACGCAGTAGGAGACTTGACGGCAGCACAGGCCGCAGCCGTCTCGGATGCCGCGTTTGTGCGGTTGGCCTATGGATCAATGACTGCTGACCGCGCCGGGCTGGCTGACGCATCTGCGGCATTCACAGCCGCAGTGGCGATAGTCCGAGACACCCGCTCATTTGGTGCTTCCGGCCTCTCCGATCCAGGCTCGCGCGCAGTCATCACGATCCCGCCCGGCGACTACTTGGTGACGATCCCCGAGGCCATGCTTGGCAACGAGAACAACCCGAGCAAGATCGTCGGGCTGAAGATTCAAGGCGCTGGCCGGGGTGCCACGCGCATCTTGTTCAAGCCCGCAACGGCCGGCACTCTGGCCCGCGCCGTCAAGTGGTTGGACATCGAATTCTGCGACCTGTCGTTTATTGCGCAGACAGCGGATTGCACCCTGTTCAGCACGCCTGGGGCGTCCAATGAGCAGCAGTGGGCTTTCCGGCGCTGCTTCTTCCACGGGTGGCGCTACATCGTCGCGCCGCTGGGCTCCAACAACTGCAGCGAAGTCATCTTTGACGACTGCTCCAACAACGCCATGCAGGCCAACGGCGCATGGCTGTACATCGCCCCGACAGGCACCAGCGACCAGTTCCTGAACTACTGGTGGCTGAACTGCAAACACTGGTCCACCAGCGCGCCAATCATCGACGCTTACAAGGGCGGGCACTTCCACCTGAAGAACGTGGACGCCAGCGACTGGGGCTCGGCTGCTGTGGCATCACCGGCAACGCCGGACCAGGGGACGTTTCTCATCAAGGTGCGCGACTTCAGTCACAGCCTCGGCGTTTGCAGCCTGACCGCGCATGTGCTGCGGTGCGAGTTCAAAAACGCCAACGCCAAGCTCCTGTACTCGACATGGGGCGACTACGGGCAGATTACGCTGGATGGCGTTGACCTGACATCTCAACTGAGTGCGTACGCCTACGGCCCTGAGATGGTCATGGTGGGATTTCCCGATGCCAACGGAGCAAAGGTCACCATCCGCGATTCGCAGATGGCTGGCGGCATCACGGTCTACTACGCAATCTCGGCATGGTCACGGAGAAACCGGATTGAGATTGACGGCGGCTCTTGGTATCAGAAGACCAGCCCGAGCGATGTCGTGACCTATGTTGCGTCAGGCGCGCACAGCAACCTGAACCCGCCCATCGTCAACTTCAACAACGTGCGGCCTGCGTCAAACGCAGCCTACGCATTCACTGCAGCCACCGCTTACGCCGTGTGGGATGCGGCCATTGGATCGGTCGGCATCCCCGGCGTGTCGTATGCGCACACCAACAGCGAAGCTCCGCGCCGTAGCGTGCGAGTCAATCAAGTCTATGGCGGGCTGAAGAACGGCGAAGTGGCCTACATCCGGCTCCCCCTGGGCGCACTGGTGACTGAATTCCGCGTGTCGGCCCACGCAGGCGCAACCGCTGAAGCGGACGGCGGCACATGGACGCTGGAGGCGGACAAGGCCGGCACTCCCGCAACTGTCAGCACCGTAACGGTGGCCGGCGCGCTCTCGGCGGGCTTCAACCAGGGTGGCGCGATTACGCCGTTCAAGTGCAACACGGCAGCGCGAAGCGTGCTGTCGGTGACGCCTACTAACGTCGCAACCACGGCAGAGATCACCGTCGAAATCGGCGGGTACTGGTAAGCCATGACACTCAAGCTCATCATCGCCCCGACGTTTGAGCCCATCACGCTCATTGAAGCCAAAGAGCAGTGCAACGTCGATGCGGACCTGACCGAAGACGACAACCTGCTGATGTCAATCATCACTGCGGCGCGCGAGCAGGCTGAACACCTGAGCAACCGGGCGCTGATTTCTCAGACCTGGGAGCGCGTGCTTGACCGGTTCCCCTGCGGCTACGGCCAGCGCGGTCAGCAGATCGAACTGAAGGCCATGCCGCTTTCCCTCGTCTCGTTGAAGTACATCGACGGGGCCGGCGCACAGCAGACCCTGGACCCATCGGCCTATGTGTTGAACACCGACGAGCCGCCCGGCCATGTCTACCCCGCGCTGGGCACGACATGGCCCACGACGCACGTTGACGCGGTGGGTGCGGTGCGTGTGCGGTTCACTTGCGGCTACGGCGACGCAACCGCAGTGCCGCAGGCCGTCAAGGCGTGGATGAAGCTGCGCATCGGCACGCTGTACAAGTTCCGCGAGCAGATCGCCGCTGGTGTGTCGCTGGCCGAACTGCCGGGCGGGTTCACGGATCGCCTGCTGGATCGTGCGGTGGTGTGGCCATGAAATCCGCTGCTGGCAATCTGCGCCGAGTCATCACGATCAAGGCCCCGCCAACGGGCCAGGATGCGGCTGGCCAGCCCATCAG